CCCAAATCGCTGATCTTTAATTGAAGCTTCATTACGTCACCGCAAGCAGGCGCTCCTACAATTCCAGTTCCTACGGTTGGGTCTGTTTTTTCTAACGATCCCATGTTCCGTGGATTTTCAAAATGATCTATAGTTTTTTGTGAATATGCCATATAACTTCCTTTCTTTTAGTTAAGTATTACCCGCATTTTGCATGTCCGCAGTTTAAACAAGTCGCACAACCTTCTTGATAAACAATGTCTGGAGAATCGCAAGAGCAGTTTAAAATGCCATTGCTGACTTTAGTGCCATCTTCAATATGCTTTTTCAAACATCTGGCCACCACTTTAGAAAAAGAGAATAAATCAGCATCTTTGTCTTTCTGAAGCTGCTCTACTAAAAACTGCAGTGGAACTTTATGCCGAAGCGCTAAAGAAATTGTCCTTGTAAAAGATGTGTGGTTAGGGTTGTCAAAAACTTTGACTATGTCCTTGATCACAAATTCTTCGCCATCGCCACCAACGATTAAATCATACTTATTAGCCATTGACTTTCTGGGGCGCTTTTGAATTTTGCCTTGAGTATACCTTTTTGGAATTTCTACATATTCAGAAAGACCTCCAAAAACTTCATAAGCGACATTATCGATTACTCCCACCAAGATTGTCCAACCTTCTCCCTTTATAGTAGTTTGATAGATTTCACAATCTAAAATCTCCGGTCGTTTCTGAGCGTGTTGGGCAGCATCGCCGTTATTTGATTTCTTATCTTTAGTTACTAAAACTCCAGAGCGAGAACCATCGACATAAATAGTAACCCCTTTCAATCCAGCTCGCCAAGCGTCCATATAGAGCTGGCCTACTACCTCTGGCTTCGTCCCTTTTGGCAAATTAATAGTGGAGCTTATTGAATGGTCCACGTGCCGTTGAATCGCAGCTTGGACATTGATTCTACCGTTCCAGTCTATCTGGTCTGAAGTTATAAAATATTTTGGCAAATCTTCAATTTCACTTTTTCCACGAATTGCCCAATAATTTTTAATTTCATGGTGATACACCTCAAATTCTTGCCACTTATCTCCAAGATCGTCGATAAAATCAACTCTTGCTTCGGAATCACTGTAATTTATCTTTTTTCTTCTCGTGTAACCAAGCCTAAAAATAGGCTCTATCCCGCTTGATGTTTGCGCTGCGATAGAGCACGTACCTGTAGGAGCATTAGTAAGAATAGAAATATTGCGTCTGCCGACAGTAGCCATCTCTTTTTTTAAATCATGGGGTAATCTGCAGATGAAAGCGTTGTTCTTTTCTTTCTCCCAGTTAAATGCATGGAATGGGCCGCGCTCTTTTGCTAAATTTACGCTTTCTTGATATGCTGCGCACTTGAAAGCATCATAAATTTTATCAACTATTTCAACAGACTTTTTAGAGCCATATTTAACTCCAAGTCTGCAGAGAGTATCTGCGAGGCCGAGGGTTCCTAAGCCTGTTCTCCGACCAGTGGCGCAAGCATCTAAAAGTTTAGTCCAAAGAATCTTTTCGTCTTCAGTGTCCACTTTTTCCAGAATCGTATAAAGCTTTTCAATTTCAAGCTCAACTAAATCATCGCTGAGACGCATGGAGCTGGAAACTGTATTCTTAAATCTTTCTAAATCAAATTTAGAATTTTTGGTATATGGATCACTTACAAAATTTACCAGATTAATGGCAATAAGCCTGCATGAATCATAAGGGCTAAGCGGGATTTCTCCGCATGGATTGGTAGTCGTAGTATTAAATCCAACATCTGCATATTCATGCGCTGGTAATTCTCGAAGAATAGTATCCCACATCATAAGACCCGGCTCTGCAGTGGCAGTTGCGCTTTCAATAATGAGACTCCAAAGTGCTTCAGCATCTATTTCTTTAACAACTGTTGGGTTATTAGACTCTACAGGAAACTGCAACTTAAACGATTGTTTATTTTCAACAGCTCGCATGAAATCATCGTTTATTTTTACAGAAACATTTGCTCCAGTCACTTTGGAAAGATCGTGCTTCATTGTAATGAATTTTTCAATGTCTGGATGACGAATGTCAAGAGTAATCATAAGCGCACCACGTCGACCATTCTGGCCAATCATCCGACATATGTAGCTATAAAAATCTGCAAAACTCCAAGCTCCAGTAGTACTTCCAGCGCTATTAGAAACTGAGGTTCCATCTGGTCGAAGGGTGGAAATATCGATGCCAACGCCGCATCTTCTTTTAAAAAGATTAGCTAAATCCTTTCCCTGGTTCATAATAGAACTTACATCATCAGATGGAGAATCTACGACAACGCAATTAGACAGACTAACTACTGCGTAATTGTTGCCTATCCCATACATGGGAGAACCCTGGGGTATCACATAGTCAAAATTTTTCAAAAGAGAATATATTTCTTCTTCTGACATCGCATTTTTTTCAAATTTATTTTCAATTCTAGCGAATTCAGCTGCTAATCTACGGTGCAGATCGTCTGGAGTTTTTTCTATAAAGTTGTTGTCTCGATCCTTAAGCAAGTATTTTCCCACAACGGCGGACGCAGCCAAATCATCACCGTTAAAATAATCTTGCGTCTCTTTTAAAACTTCATCATACGACCAAGTCATAGCCATTACAATCCCCTTACATCTTTCCACTTTTCTCTTAGCTTAGATTTCATATCATTTTCATCTTCGTGGAGCGCTTCATTGAGGGTGAGGTGGTCCTCGTCCAAGATACTAAATTTCGAACACGCAGTGTCGATTGAAATTGGAAACAAAAGCCCATCTCTTCCAGCTCTATTTTTAGCAATATAAAGCCTCCCAGTTCCGCCAGCCTTTTCCGTAGATTTTCTTGATATAGAAACAACGACATCTGCTACCATAGCTTTTGCATATGCTTCTGCCATATTCTCCAAGCCAACAATATCAGAATTTGCTGAATCGCGATTTGCTTGAGATGCCGTCCATATAGGAATATTCATTTCCATCGCCATATTTCTCAATTCTTCATACACGAGTTTTAATTCATGTCTCAAAGAATCAAAAGATCTCGTTGATCTCATAATATCTGCATAATCCACAATGATTACATGAGGCTTAAAGTCTTTTAAAAGTAATTTATCGAGGTGGTTCCTTAGCGTTACGATGCTAGCAGATCCAGTGGGATATTCTTTGATAAAAAGACGGCCCATTTTCTTTCCATCTTTATAAAATTCTTTTACTTCTTTTTTCCTACCGACTATTTCGTTGCTAGGAATATTTGTCAAATAAGAATCATATCTAATTCCCACGTTCTCTTCTGAAAGTTCAAAAGTATAGTGCACCACGTTTCGACCAGAAAGCATAGCGTTTGCGCCCATTTGGACTAGCCAGTGAGATTTCCCGACGCCAGTATTAGCTGTAATAACTCCAATCTCTCCCTTTCCAAGGCCACCGCGAAAAATATCGTGGGCATCAAGGCGGGGAATTCCAGTCGGCACTACAACGCGGCTAGACTTTTTAAAGCGAGCATCCATGTCGCCAAAGAAATCATGCCCAGTAGTATTTGCCATTCCCATCGAAACTGCAGATTTCATAAGCCCTAAAACTGACTCAAATTTTTCAGTTGCTATTAATTCAACAGATTGCTCTAGTGCTTCTTTAAAAGCCTGAGTTCGACAAAAATCTAAAGACTTTTCTTTAACATAATTTTGATCTCCGAGGTCTGGATTAGACTTGAGCCTGTGCAAAAATTCTACAACTTGTTCACGAAGAAGAAGAGTAGAATCGTCTACTAAATCATCTCTTACGATAGAAACCAAGAGCTTTAAGCTTGGAAAAGATCGATATTTTATTTGATAAGAAAAATATTTCTCGCATAAATACTGCAAGTACTTTACTTCAAAGAAATCGGGATGCATAACTTCTACCATTTGGGCTGCAAACCTATTATCTGAAATTAAAGCTTGAAAAATCTTCTCTTGAAAATGCTTTCCATACTGCCCAAACCAAGCTTGTCCTGGTTTGGGCGCGAGCTCATAGTCGTAAGCTACTTCTGCCATGTATCTCTCCCTTAATTAAAAATTGATCTTGCGGTCATAAAAAATTTGTCTGCGTCAAAAACTTTGACGCCTTCTCTTATTAAAATTCTCATGAAATTAATTTTATTCATCTTTCTATCTGGTGTATCAATTTTATAGTTAATTTTTTCAACCTGATATGGGGATAAATTTACTGCGTCTAGATTCATGAGCTTCCAATTCATAGTCGGTATTTCACTATCAGCTACAACCTGATGATATAATTTCACTTTAGATTCTTCGGATCGTTTTCGGCTTATATTAATTATCTCTTCCACGCTAACAAATTCTTCTTTTGTTAGTTCTGGAAAGCGTTTACTTAGGGTGCGGAAACCAGCACCTTTTATCCCTGGCAGACCATCAGAACCATCTCCACAAAAGCATCTAGCCACACAAAAATTTTCTGCAGGTATTCCAAATCTTTCCCTAACTGATTCTGTGGTTAATATTTTCTTCTGGCCAGGAGACCAAATTTTTACGCGATTTTTTTCTAAAAGCTGGTAATAATCTTTGTCTGAAGAGACAATTATCAGATTTTCATTTTTAAGTTTATTTTTAGAAAGATATCCAATCACATCATCTGCTTCACAATCTGAAACATATAATTGGGGGATCCCAGAAAGTCCTAGCAATTTAGTTGTCAAGTTAATTTGATAATTCCTATTGCCAACAGTGTCAGGAATATCTGCTTCATAAAATCGGTTCAGCTTTACTGGTCGTCTACCAGACTTATATCCTTTATATATGCTACGTCGACGGGCCGAACCGCCGCCCTCCCAAATAACATAAAGTTTTTCAGGATGAAAATTATCTATTAAAAGTTGGACTCCCTTAAGAAATCCGACGGAACCACCGATGTGGAGGCCGTTATCGCTGACACTTGGGTTGGCTGCGAAATGCCGCATAAAAAAATTAAGGGCATCGATCAATATGATGTTTGAAGACAACTAGTCCTCCACGCCTGTATCTAGTTCCATTTCCATTGCCAGTGCACGGACTTCTTCATAAGATTCTATATCTAGATCTAAATCTGAACTTTCGATTTTCTTTATCATAGCAGCTTCAAGTAGATCATCAACATAGGATTTAAACTCTGGATCACGCCAAACATCATTAAAATCTGCTTTATAAAATTTCTTTTCTATCAGCTGTTCGCCAGTAGTAGTGTTAACCACAGTAAGCTTCTTCCATGCTCCAGTTCCAGAAATTTCAATTTCTCGTGAGTCATTAATTACTACAGGGCCATGCTTTCTAAGTAAATCAAATACTTGTTCATGCTCATAGACTCCCTTGCCAAAATGAATCTCAAAATTACAAGATCGAAATGGGGCTGCCACTTTATTTTTGATTGTCTTCGCCGAGACGTGGATACCGATAACTTCTTTGTCTTTGTTCTTAATATGCTGGCCAGCTCCAAGCTTAATTCTAACAGATGCATGGAATGGAATTGCTTTCCCCCCAGGGGTAGTTGTTGGATCTCCAAACATCACTCCAATTTTAGTTCTAGTTTGATTTAAAATTACAAAAAGTGTGTTGCTCTCACCAATCACTCCGGTAATTTTTCTCATTCCTTTTGAAATTGCTCTCGCTTGAAGCCCGATAGAGTTCTGTTCATAAGTTCCATTGAGTTCAGCCTTTGGAGAAGAAGCTGCCACCGAATCCCAAATAATTGTAATGGGAACATCTTTATCCATTGCTCTAGCTTTCATAATTGTCGACTCAGCAATAGACAGCACTTCTTCAGTGCAGTGAGTATCAACATATACAAAACGCTTAGAAATATTAACTCCGAGTAACTGTAAGTTTTCTACACTAGTAGCATTTTCAGTATCGATATAAACAACAATTCCACCCATGCCTTGGGTAGTTCTAGCAATTTGAATCGCAATATGGGATTTTCCAATAGATGGAGGTCCAAAAATCTCAACGATACGGCCTTCTGGCAGCCCGCCGTCACGACGGTTTGAACAAATATAGTCTAGCTGCTGAGACCCAGTTCCAATCCAGCGCTTTACATGAGTGGGTGATTCATCAGTTTCGAGGTTATATGCAACTCTAGAACCATGTTCTTTATTAAGAGATTTGATTAAATCAGCGGTAAAATCGTCGCCACTTGGATTTTGTTTTGCCATATAAGGCCTCCATGCTGAACTATAAACTATTTTGTAGACATGTTCATGACTAAACACAAAAAAGGGCGCCGAATGCATTCCTAAGAATAGCGTCGGCGCCCTTGGGGAATTATACCCCTCTCTGCGCAGAGATTTTAAAAATCGTCTTCTAGATCAGCAAAAGCATCATCCAAACTCGAGTACTTCTTTGCTGCATCATCTGCTGTATCATCTGCTGCAGAATCTGTAGAAGTAGCGGTTGGCGTGGGCGTAGCGGCGGGTGGAGTCGGAGTCTTAGAAGAACGACTAGTTCCATCATCTCCCGCATCTTCACCACCGCCAATCCAAGCGTTGACTATCTTCCCCAGTTCATCATAAGACTTACATGAGTAAATGTCATCTAGATTAGGAATATTATCGATCCAAGCCTTTGCAGTCTTTTGACTTTCTGCGAGCGCGGTTGACTTTCCACGAGGCCGAACATCGGTGACTGCATACATTCTGCCTGGTGGCTTGGTACAAACAACCTTGATATCTCGACCAGTAGTAAGATCAGTGATATCTCCATAATCTTCATCTAGCATGATATTAAGAAGTGACTGGTATACCATCTTCCCAAAAGACCAAAGGCGAATTCCCTTTTCTTCTTCTCCTCGAACAACAACCGCAGCATAAGCTCTCATCTTAGGATAAAGCTTCTTAGCCAATTCATAGCTCTCTTTATTTCCGTCAGAGCGAAGCTCATTGATAAGCTCTTGAATTGGATCGGGACTGCCAAACTGATGCGGAGCTAGCAAGCCAGGATTGTTTCCAATGTTATAGTAGAACCAGCGCTCCTTAAAGGGCTGGCCATCGTTATCGGGAAAAGCAACGATTCGTACTACGTGCTCTTCACCCTCTTGGGGACGCCAAAGTGAGTCTCGCCGGCTGTTGTTGCCCGAGAGTTTATTCAGTTTTGCTCGAATTGCGTTAAGATCAAGTGCCATTTTTAACCTCCAAATGTTTAAATGTGCAAAATCTAATTTCTTAGTAATATAGCCAAGTAAGCTATATAATAATAATATCAACCGCTAACTAAATGTTCAAAATAAATTATTTTTTATTGCTCTGCAAAACGATAAGAGAATCGTGCGAAACTTCTTTCATTTCGCCACCGCAAATAAGAGTAGACTTATGCGGTTTCCCCAAAATATAAGTTGTCTTATAGAGAATACCTGTAACTTGAGAAGCTTGTTCATCTCCAAAAGTATCTTTAGTATAAGATAACACCAGGTCGCCTACTTTTGGGACGAGTATATGATTTTGAGATAAAAACTCTGGGTTCATCGCAAGCTTGTGACAAATATTCTTAGGCACTTTGTGATATGCTGTACGAGAATAAGATTTAGTATATTTGTCTTCTACGATCAAGTCTTTTTCTCCGCACGCAATGACTGTGCATATTGATACCCTATCTGCAGCTTTGCCATCTTTACCGATTTCGCCGCCGAATACAGCGATTAGATCTCCAGCCTCAAAGAAATAATTTGCATTCATTGTAAGCATTTGGTTTCATAAGAATACTCATATAGCACATTAACTTCTGCTGCTAATTGATTTTCTTTACTTAACCAAACACTTTTTTCTTTCTGCCAGATAGGAAAACTCAGACGGCCCGAAGCATAGTCTTTCCGGTTAATGTGAAAATCTTTTCTAATCACATCTCTATGGTCTTGAATTTCTAAAATTCTTTCAAGCACTGGACTGCACCGAGCTTCTAACTGGGTTTGAGTTTCTCCACACGAGAATAAAAATAACAATAACAATAAAGATGAGTTCACTTATACCAATCCTTGTCGCCATCATCTTTCTTCTTCTTTTTCTTTTTGGCTGGTTTTGCTCCACCGAATCCTGAGCCCGCAATGTCTCCACGCTGCTTAAGCGTAGTGGGAGAATTAGAAGCTCCCAAAGGCAGTGTGTAACCAGCTATATTGCTAGTAACGTTTTGCTCATCATGGTGAGCTTCTTCTCCATCGTCTTCTCGTTCATCTTCTTTAGAAAGATCAGGTTCACCAAGGAGGTTGTCTTCTTTATCTTTTTCTTCGCTCAAGACTTGAAGCACAAATTTTCGTAATAATTCTTCTATTTTCATTTTAAATAAACCACTACGTTGTCACCCGATTTAGTGACTTCAACATTTTTACTCCACTTGATTCCAAAAGCGTTTGTTGCTCCCATGAGAGTGTGTTCAATATACTTTTGAGCATTGCGTATGGGTATAACAGACACTTTTATTGCTACAGATTCTACTTCGTTTCCATCTTTGTCTTTAGCCGTTGGCTGCTTAGAAGGAACAGTAAAAACTTCGCTCATTTCATCTGTACCAGAAGCGGCATCTTCGAGAAGTTTTTTCAACATTTCAAGCTGGGTTTTATTTTTATCAGCAGATCCCACTTTAAGATTGCTCATTAGCTGTCCTGGATCTTCTTTAGCTAATGCTCCAGCCTCAGATATACTAAAGCTGAATCTTCCGCTGCCGACACCGACAGACTTAACTTTTTTAGCCTTCTTTTTCTTTTTAGAAGAGGTAGTTTTTTCCTCTTGCTCTAAAAGAATTTTTCTAATATGACTTCTAATATATTCTTCTGCGTTCATTACTCACACCAATTAGTAATAATTATCACCCTAAGAGCTGGAAATCAAGCAGAAATTCGCCTAACCCATCAATAACTATGCTAGAAGAAACTTTTTTAAACTCTTCTATGTCGTCTGGGTGAAGGTCGACTAACATGGCGTCATGGATAAAGAAAATTGGTCGTACGCGAGTTGAAGCTCTATCTAAGATTTTTCCGAAACCCAAGAGCGCAACATCAACTGCTGTCGACTGAATGTAGTTGTTATATAATAAAGAATCGCGCGCGTGTTGCGGTTCTACTATTCGGCCGAAAAAATTTTGAATTGTGCCATTTTTTTGAAAATTGTTAGATTGCTCATTAACTACAAGCTCGTAGTTTAAAATCTCTTTGGTTTTTTCTACTAGCTGCTGAATATTAATTCCATCAGGTAATCCCTTCTTGAGAGTGGATTCTGAAGCTCCATAAACAGCACAGAGCACCAATTTCTTAACAACTGCCCGAGAAACTTTCTGAACAAAAAGTTTTTCAGCCAAGTATTCATAAACATCTGGTCCCAAAGTATCTGCAGTAAGCTGCATCGCGACTCGAGGCTCCAGCGATACAAAATCTACTTGAGCTATTTTTCCACCTTGATAAGATGAAGTTAGATATTTTCGAATAAGCTTAGGAGCTGTTAAAATCTGAGGTCCTCGGACGATAGTCGTTCTACCCGTCAATGTACGAGTGGTGCTATATTCTGAAAGAGATAGAAATCCATCTTTTTGAGGGAAAAATCCCTTTGCAACTGAAACATTTTTAATTTCTTTAGATTCAATTCCACGCTTAAGTGAATTAATATCAATGCGGGCCCTCTGGAGCCTTCTGAGGGTCCTGTTGCATTCCATAAAGGTATCTAAATAGCCGGTCATTTGGAGTTCACTCAGTGACTCATGAGCATGCTTAAATGCTGCCTCAACGCATGCAATCATGCTAATATCAGATTGAACGCCATCAATGGGGAGATTCTCTTTGCCCACGCCCAGCGAAGAAAAAGCTACTTGAACTTCTGCAGGAATAAGAGGGAAGTTTTTACTTCCAAGCAGCTCGAAAACTGGTGTCATAGACCTGGGGTGGTAATCATCTCCCAAGATATAAGCGTCTTTTTCAGGGTGATCTCTCCAGCTAAAAGTATTCTTGTGGTTGACTAAAGATAACTGCCGAAGAAATCGACTTTGCGGAATGGCGATCTTCATGCTTTAATATAACATGATAAAAAGCAATTTTCAAGCAAAAGCAAATTATTTATCACTCATTCTCAGCCGCTTCGGCATTACTTATTACACCTAGAGCCTTGTTTACTTGGCTGATTGCGGATTCATATTTTCCAAAGGCGTCGATCGGAATAAGCTTGAATTTTGTCGTAAATTTACCGGGCTCGATAGAGTGGTCTAATCCTGACACCGCGTAAACATTATCAGCCGATGTCCCCGTTCCCATATCTATAAAAAACTGTTGACCGTGGGAAAGCAGTGGACAGCCCATTGTTTGTCCGCTAGCCTGCATAGGCATCATTCTAATTGGCAACCCTCGATCTTGTTCGCCGGGAGTACCACTGTCGGAAGTAGATTCTCTCTGTGCCCTCATCATGTGAATAGTGGTATCGGCTGAATTGTGCATGGAACCCATCGACAAAGATTGCATAGCGCAATTTTGAGAGCCGAATAATATGGAAGGCATCGCTTGGCGAATAAAATACTTCAGCGCTGGAGCCCCTCCAACCACGCTGTAATAGTCACCCTCTTTATTCTTCTCTAAAAGCCCCATCCCATCCATCTTGGTCTGATATTCAGACGTTACTTGCGCCCAATTAGAATCTGAAGCCCCCTTCGTAGAAGAAACTGCATTTGCAGCATTTCTTACCGCGCCCATTTCACTGCTTCGAATTGATGTCAGAATGTCGTGCAACCCGGCGTATTTTGCAGCAGAATCATCATAAAAGTGAAGCCTCAAGATCGTATCTGCCGATCCCGCTGCTGTTTCTTCATCACCGGTGGTCTTTATGTGTGGAATGCATTCGGTCGCCATCCTTATCCTCGGCAGCTTGAAGGCGACATCTGCTTCTGGTCCATATGCTTTTTTTAATACGTCGTCTTTTTTAGAAGAAAGCTGGCTCACAGTGATATTTTTTGCCACAGAAGCCTTTCCATCTTCGTCCCTAGTGAAGATGTTATTAAACCCATACGCTTTGGAAGCCATATTAGTCAAGTAATAACGGTTCATGAAGGACAGAAAGCTGGCCACAGAAACTTGAATTTTTTCTGCTTGCCACGCAGCAAACAGCTTGACAAATCCAGTATTACCAGCAAGGTCTACCGGAAAAGAGGCTATATTTTGATCATGCATAAAGCTGGCTTTATCGTTAAAGCAATAAAAAATCATCTGGACTTCATTGAATCGCTTAGTCTCCATCAACGGAGCGCCTATAAAAAGCGCAGCTAGCCTTCCAAAAGAACACCAACTAGATCCATCTTTTGGATATGAAGGGTGGGTATCATGCTTTCGTGTAGTAGATCCTGCAGACTCTCCTCGAGGCTTTAAAAATGCATCTCCCGTCATCTTAGCTATATCAGTTTTTTTCTTAATAACGCCCGCGATAGTAGTTTGAAGAGTCGAAGTGGATTCTTTTGCGTCTTCTAGCGCCTTCTTTAGCGCCGCCACATCTCCAGTCGCACCACGAGCATCATTAAGAAATTTCTGTATTTCTTCAAACTTTTCTCCCAAAAACATATCTCCCGCATTTGTGGGGCTGATATTGGAAATAGTTGACATGCCTGCTATGTCTGGCATGTCTGGGCCCATAACTTTCTTCCGAAGCTCGCGGATTGCTTCGATAAGCGCTTCTAAAGCTTGATATTTTAAAGTTGCTTCTGGAGAGAGGCCTATGTTTGTAACGTTAACTGAGTCTGCGCCCTTGGTTACACAGCTGAGGGTTACTTCGACTTGGCCATCGTCTTTAAAATTATACTTAGAGTTATAAACCCCAAATTTCTCTTTAACTCTATTTGCGTTAATGAATTGTCCAAAAACATTTCGATCGCTTCCGTTATTGGTTTCAGCGTCTGGATGGCTCCATCCCCATTCAATCAAAAGTTCCGTCTGGCCAAAAGCAGAAGGCCTTACCAGCGCTCCAATTTCAGCCAGCCTGGAACGATCGTGCAGCGTAAGTTTTATCTCTGCAGATTTATGAGACATCATACCGCGAGTGGGTTTTATACTAATATTCACCGAATTCAAACTCATAAATGGTCGCATGCGATCGATCACTGGTGCAGTCCGAGCTGCTCCCATCTGTCCAGGCCAAATTGTGCCCTCGGGATTCGTGGCGTGTCCTTGGGCGAAAGCGCCCACTTCATCATAGCTGCGATATACTTCAGTCTGCGGCACTAGGGTTTGAGGGGATGTGAATATTTCCATTCCAGCAGATGAAAATTGCTCAACAGAACCGCTATTCATTGCTCCAATGGCAGTCGTCTCGCCTTGGGCCATTATAAGATCTGGCCCAGTAATTTCAGAGACACCTTTGAGGAAGCGAAGGTTGCTTATCCCGTCCCCTATCGTTTCCTTGCCATCTTTCGTGGATGTCGCCGGCCCAGGAGTAATCAGTTCGATATCTAAATATGGAACTGATCTTGTCCACTCTAAGGTGGGAATCATATTCATAAAAACTTCTACAGCGCCAGTATTTCGCGAACCAAAACTTAGCATTGCTGGAAGCACCTGGATTATAGATAGGCTGGGAGATGCTTTGGTGGGAGCGGTAGGAGAAATAGCCGCACTGCCGATTTGCTCTTTCAGCATGTCATTCAGAGTTATTGACGTTAATCTAACACTTGCTCCATCACTCGGAAGTGCGTCCGGACACACGATACAAAAAGACGAATTCAACATTTCTGCCGCAAGGAAGTGTTGCGCTCTCTTCTCCTCAGACCAGTCGGTCATGTCTACTTCGCCTGTACCGCCCATAAACACGTCGATCTTACTCACTATTTCGTTAGTAAAAAGACCTCCGTCGCTTATGTCAGTTATCATTTCAAATAAGAATGAATCAGCGGGGATCTCGACGCCCAGCTCGCCGGTGTCGCTATACGGTGAGTTGATCCATTGCATCTGCATCGCTTTAAGGTAAAAATCATCTAGACTCACAACATTACCATAGTAAGCTATTTTTGCGATAGCATCTTTCAGCGCTTTTGCATTACTCACTATTCACCCCACGAACAACGATACTTGTCCCAGGTCGACGGGAATAGAAATAACAACACCTGGGGGCACTTGGAGGGACCATCCAATTCCACTGGCAGCAGCTATAACCCACCACAAGCTAGAATCACCATAAGTTTGTCCAGCGATAATATCTAACCGCTCGCCCTGCTTTATTTGGCGCTTGGTTGCGTCAATCGCGCCCGATTTCACTGCATGATAGATTGCTATTCCCGCAACGCTAGTAGAGGTGGCCCTGCCACCCATGATAACGGAAGAACGATTATATCTTCTAATGCTCATTTTTAATCTCCACCCGCATCAGGCTCAGGTGCTGGAACTTGCTTCGATGCCGCTGTAACTGCTTTAAGTAGCGCAGCCTTGGACTCTTCCCAAGCTATAGGATTGGGTCCTGCACCGAAGAGACCCCGAACAAGGCCTCCAACATTGTATGCGGGTGCTCGCATTCCACCCTGGAAATCGAGACCGAGTGGAATATCGTGAATGGGAGCAAATCCCATCGTCACCTTACAGTATGTGGGTGCTCGACTTCCCTGGCGCTCATCCCAGGGAGCTGCGTTCCAGTCAAAGTCTAAATTTGTTATCACGCCGGCGAGACCCTGGCCTCCGGACTCATGAAAGGAACGGATTATGGAGTTATCTGTACCATCTAAGTTGAAAAATGATTTTGTTGCATCAGCAGCTTCAAAGGCTAGCTTTTCCGCTGGTTCACCAAATGGGTTTGGAATGGGCGAGTCCTTCGGACCACCTAAGATTGTATTAATCGCTGTCAGCACCTGCTGTTCATAATTAATTTCAAGATCTTCATGGCCGCAGAGTATTGCAGAACCGCCACCAGCCTCAATGGCAGATACCCAACACTCTAGGGAAGGAGCGACTGCATACCTAACTCGCGCCTTCTTCTTCTGCCGGGCACTGGATTCATCTTCTCCTTCAGTCACCAGAATGGGCATAACTTGATAGCCCATGATAATTCCCTGTCGCCCAGCAGCTAAGACAGAATCGGGGATCTTCAGCTTTCCTCCAACGTTTTTGTAGTTTGCGAGACCTACCGCATCCATGGACACAAGCTTATATTTGGACGGTTTAATGATGACAGGATCGCCAAATTTGAAACCCTGGTCGACAGAACCGGGCATGCCGGTCTGGGCAAGGACGTTCGCCTTCATGGCATCCACACCGCTGGGTTCCCCCTTTTCAATAAGGGTGAAGCCCTCTTGGAGTGTGTCCAGAATTTCATTGATTTTCCCCTCCATGCCTGCACCGTCTGTAATGCCTTCATTCCCATAAGGCGCAACATCTTCGTGCCTGAAATTATCAGTTCCCAGGCCAAAAAGTCTGGCAATATTCTGCAGGGAATAATTGCTGGTAAACAGCTCACCCAAGCGCATCCTGATGACTGGAGAGGCCGTTGGAACTTGAGAGAACGGCTGGATAAAGCTATTTTTGCTCGCGTCCGCCTTGACTTGCCCTTTAGACCACTGTGGGTATACCATCATCACCAGGCGATTAATCGCAAAATAGAGCTCTTCTAAATCCTGTGGATTAGTTGCAACCATCCAAAAGCTTAATCCAATCGTCCTCTTCGTCTTTTTATAAATTTGAACATCATCCATGCGGCCGAAACCGCCCACGGCAGACCACTCAGGAGCAAATGAATCACTGATGTTATCGACAAAAGTGTGCATTGCAATGATTTCATTAGTTCGGAGATCGTGTAAATAAAATGGAATATAATAAGCGTTTAGAACATCTTCAAATTCCTGCCTTTCATCAGCAGTGAACATGTTGCTTCTTGTTTTTCCGCTGGGAGGAGTCGTCCCGTCTTCACTAGCTGGACTACCAAATTTCTGAGTTTTAGTGCCCTTTTCGAGGCCCACGCCGTGGGGAATGCTCAGCGCTGCCGCATATGCTGAATTTACTCCTAATGCAGAATTTGCTGCAAGAATGTTAGTTGGAAGTAAATACCTACTTGGCAATGAACCGAAACGCCAGGCAAGCCTATAGTCAGGGTCTACGTCGGACATGTGCGTCCTAGACTTCTTATGGAGGCTCATCAACTCTACTTCTGAGTGATCAGGTTGATTAGCCCAGGAGCCATAAGGAGAAAAGTTCATAGGACCTTTACCCTTGAGACCTCCCGACATTATCACGATATCGCCCAGCATTGCCATCGTGTTTAAAAATTGAAAAGTAGTGGACGTTGCGAAAGCATCTAAGACGACGAAGATGCTCTCTAATCCACCAACGATATTGCTAAAATCAGCCTCTGCTAAAGAATCGGTAATTTGCTGTAAATCCCGGATAGCAGCACGAGAAACTACAATAAAATAGCCTGAAGAGATGGCATCAGTAATTCTCCAATAAAACTGGATAACTCCAAAAAACATCGCAATTAAGAAAATTTTACCAGACCTTAATATTGGCATTCTAAGCATTTTCATCAGCCACTTACGAATGCTAAATTTTCCAAAATCAGGCTCTCCTGAGGCTGAACCCAAAGGGAGCGGCTCTGGAGGCTCTTCAGCCATTCCAGGAGGAAAGAGCAAAAATATAAGGGTCATAATTGCAGCCAAAACAATTCCAGCTATAAGTACGGCCACAGCAGCGAGAACTGCTAGCACCAGCATTCCGGTAGGAAGTGGGCCACCAAATGGCTCTAGATAGCTATTGAGCTGTCCATAAGACATACTATTTTTTGCACCTAAATCTTCGATCTTTGAGCCTTTTCGCCGCTGGCCTGTGGCACCGTGCATTTGGCCTTCGGCGGCAGATTCCCCATCTGCACCTGTCCACCCTGCGTTCTCACGCAGGTCTAGATTTATTTCTCTAGCCGGGCGCGGGAATCCTGCCGCATTTTTAGCACGCATCGAGTTCACGTCAACCTTTGTCACAGCCAACTGAGTTGTTATGCCGACACCGATAGCGATAGTAGAATCTTGGGAATCTGGATCTGTGGTGATAGGCTCACCATCTGCATCAACAATCGCATAATCTCCTGTTCCAGTTGCGGCCAACATGGTGGAGAAGGCAATCTTGGCCAATTGCTCTACAGCCACCGCGTTCGCATTTTCATTGAATCTTCCCACTTGGTTTTGAATGCTGAACATCCCATTAGAAAAATAACCGTCTTGAACGTAGGGAGAATCATCTCCGGGAGAAAAGCGGTTATATTTTAAAACAGCAGAAACTTTATCCCGGAGGGCTTCTCCTGAATCTGACTCGTTTGGCATCGAGGTGAAGGTGGTGCTCCAAGCATCTCCTGCAACCTGGGCCAAAAGGGCGTGCCCATCTGTCTGACTGGTCTTATCTAAAAAACCCCCGAGCGGACCCATAGTTCCACCACCTACGGCATCAGGAAGTGAGCCGTCAGTAATTGTGGCATAATAAGCTTGGGCTGAAGCCAAAGTGTCTGCCATAAAAGCGTGAGGAGGATCCTCTTCCTCTGCCATCCCTGCAGTTATATCTGGAATAACAGGAGTTCCTAAATTCGCAGCGACTTGGTCAGAGGCCACTGTCTGGTGGAGAGGCGCTTCTGGATAGTAATAGTTTCTTTCCACTTTAGAAAGCATAAAAGAACCCAGAGTCTCTACGCTCGCTTCTTTTAAATCAGCGATATCAAAATCAACAAGCTCAGCTGGCGCAGTCTCGGCAGTTGGGTCACTGGTTGGAGTAAAATCGGTGTTTTTGGGATCTGACACTTAGGTTCCTCTTTTGATTAACTATTCAACTCCAGCTCTTTTCAAAATCATATTTTTGAACGCAGCTTTTTGTTCATCAGTCTCCAAATTATTCACTACTGAATCAATCACCGTTTGCCATTTGTTTATTAGCGCCTTAGATTCAATATGCACATTATGCTTTTGGCTCTTATTTAACTTTTCAGTCAATTTATCGAAGGGAGAGTCCTTCATTTGAGTTAGAATTTTCATAATATCAATATCTTTGATATCTTCCAAAGTTTCACCCACTCCAAACGGCCCCTTGGGTTCTGCTTTTGCTTTATCTTTCTTTTTTTTCTTTTCATCTGACATTTTTATTTCCTTGTGTTATGCGGTTGTGTCTCCTAAACCTGCCACCTTGTCGCTAGATCCCTTAAGAACGAGATTACTTTCGATCATCGGAATTGCGACATCATCGGCCTTCATGACAACGTTTAAGCTCATGTTTATAGTAACATTACCATCGGCAATTGTAATCTTATCTCTCCTGACACGCAGACTTTCATTTACTGTCTCTAAAACAGCGTCAATATTAATTGGAGAAATAGAAGCTAACGAAGTAGCTTGTTCATTATAAGCATCCACAACCTCAGCAACCCTTCCAACAACTACTGCAGTCCATTCTTGATCCCATCCCATTATTCCAGAATTCCAAATCCCATTAAGGGCGAACGCCGTTCCGGTCGCCGTGCCTGACAATTCCTTCACTGCAGCCACAAAGTTTCTACCCGCACCACTGGGGATTTTTAAGGATCCTTGGGTGTTAAGGGCTGCTGCAGCTAATGTCCACCCCTCCCACACCATTATATCCGTTATTTTCGTGATATCAGTAGCAAACGAACTATCTCGAAATGCATATCCACCCTCAACGCCCAGGCCCTTTTCAGATTCTCTTGCGCTGATTTTATTATCATACTGATCCCACATGCCCAAGACCTCAGAAATCGCGCCAAGGACAATTCCGAAAGATTTCGCTTTATTCAGGAATGCTTCCCCCTCCGGCATATCTCTCAGTCCCTCCTTCATCGCGATTACAAGGTCGGGAATCGCTGAGCCAACGGCATCTAATAGATTTGTCATTCCCTCCACTACAGATGCAATTTGTTCTCCAGCACTATCACTATCTGTTAACCAATCCAGAACCTTGTCCATCATTCCTTGGCCGGCAATTACTTTGTCAATTGGTCCTGACAGCGAAGAAATTAATGAAGAAACTGCCCCAAGCATTGAGCCAACGGCTTCAGCTCCCTTAATGGCCTTTTCGTCCATACTTCCAGCAGCCTTCACTAGTAGCTTGACTAACTTGGCCAAGGTATCTCCCACAGCCTCTATAAATCTCACTGACATGTTAATCATATCGTCCATCTTCGTATCGCCAAAGAGCGATCCAACAGCTGCTACTCCTGCCATTTTAATTCCTAAGCCGGCGATGTCTGCCATAGCGGCCACGATAACTCCAGTGATATCTACAGCTGCCTTGGTTTTTGCTGGGTCCGCGATGGGAATTCCTTGGATAGCCTTTAATACTAGCCCAACTTGCGTAAATCCAGTTTCAGCAAACTTACCAGCAGCCTCTAAACCTTTCGTAAGCATTCCCACAAGTGGCATGAATAACTTAAATGCTGCTCCCAACACAGCCATTCCAGCAACGATTCCCATTGAAGACGACATAACATCTAGAGCTTGTTCTACTTTCTTCATTCCGCCTGGAATCTTGCTGAATGTATTTACAACTTTAGTTAGGGCTTTGGCATATATGCCAGCTCCAACTTCCATGAGGGTTGCGCCAGCCTTGAGCCCGGGTACGGCGGCAATTAAGACTGGAATGGCCAAGAGGAGCACTGCGCCCGAAACTGCCAGCGCAGCTGTGGCCAGAATTGCAATTCCTAGAGTGGCAAAAATTTCTGCAGCTCGTATGAAATCGATTCCCTCAAACGTGGCAAAGACCCCTTGGATAGCAAGGGCAAACCCCATGCCGGCTACTGCCAAGAACAGGGCACCAGCAAGCATTCCAAGACCACCTATGAGCAGCGTTATTCCACCATCTGCAATAAGTGTCACGCCAGCGATTGCCATCAAGAAAACGGCACCGATGGCTAGGGCGACGATGGCGAACATTTCAATCACTCTCAAGAAATCAATTTTTCCTAATATTTTATCGATTAACCATATTGCTCCCGCAAAAGCGGCTCCAGACACTGCAAGGAATAGAGCGCCGGCTAGCAGTCCAAGGCCGCCTTGAAGCATGGCAGCAGGCTGAAGACTTTTTGATATCTTAGACAACACCCAGACGGCGCCAACTGCCACCGAAAGAGCGATTATTGCCTTGCCCATATCTTCCCAAGAAGTGCCAGAGAGAACTGCAGCTGTTGCAGCGATGGCAACCCCCATGGTGTACATTGAGACAGCAACAAATATCACAATCATCGCAGCAATTATGATAGCTTTGCCAACATCGGTTAGACTAATCTTTCCGATTGCTTCAATGCTTTCACCAATAGACTCCATGACACTTTTTGAAGGGCCTGGAGCCTCGTCTGGACTGGGCATGTCGTCTTTTACTTTGCCTAAGAATTTATTCAATATCTTTTGTTTGAGATATTCAAATAAGATTGCTTTTCCAAGCTGAATGGTGAACTGGAGGGCCATCCAACCAGCAAGCAGAGTTAGAGCAGCTGCAACTTTTCCTTTATGGGCCCACAAAACCTGACCCAACGCCTTAAACAATTCCCAAGCTATTGTGGGCAATGCATCGATCAAAGCTGAGAATGCATCGCCAAAAGCTCCCATTAAAGCACCGCCAATAGAATTCCTATCTAGATCTGTACCTGAACCCGATAAAGTCTCAGCCAGTGATCTAATCATGACTACCAATTGTTTAGTAAGCCATGGGATCATACCAGAGATGATTCCGCCAATTGCATTAATCATTTTGGTGGCGCCCTGTTTCATCTTATCAATTGCGCCCTTATTGCCATCGAAAAAGTTATCAAAGATGCTTAAGATTTTATCCATCAAGGTTTGAACTGCTTCTTGGGGATCGGTGGACAAATCTTTAAAGAAATCTTCGAAGGCCACGACCACTTCGCCCATTACGGCCTTCCACTTTGCAGGATCAAAAAACTCTGTTAAGCCCTCAAATAAATCCTTAACTCCGGGAAAGAGATCTACAAATAGCTCGCCGACTTTCATTCCGGCTTCGTGCGCATAAACCATCACTTGATAGAAATTTTGAGCTAGTGCAATAAACTCTTCTGAGTTGGTAATTCCTTTAACAACGCCATCAAAGAATGCGCTGAATGGTCCGCCTAACTGTTCGGAGCCTCCGCCTAGAGACTCATATACTTTATCGATAGATTTAGCAAGTATCAGATTTGCTTCTTCTTGAGATATTGCGCCGGCAGCAGCGGCATCTGCAGCCGAATTAAAATCGTCTAATCCAAGTTCTGCCAATTCTGGATCAAATGCACCGGCGAGAGCCTCTTCGGACATGCCTGTAAGATCTGCCATCCTAGCCTTTTCCTGGCGGCTCATGTCATCGAATGATTTGCCTGTCTCTGCGAATGACTCACGAATCATTTCAGCTTTTTCAGCTGGATCTGCGTTCATGAGGTCCATCGTATCAATAGTCATCCCAAAAGTACCGGCCAGCTCGCTAGCGGCTTGGGCAGCGCCTTCAAAATCATCGGTCTTGGCTGTAATTCCCTGCAAGTCCGACATGGCGATACCAAGCTTAGCAGCATATGCAGCTGTTGAGGCCATGGATTCAGCAGACATACCCCCGAATGTTCCATAGTCAGTTGCCATCTCATCTAGATTCTTTCCAATAGCCTTGGCGTTGACACCGAATGTTTGAGAGAGATGTACTGTGGCACGAGCTGTAGTATCTAGCATATCGCTAAGCTCTTGCCCGCTGTGCGTTGCCATTAACTGCATGTTAGACATTGCTGCGCCAGAAAGACCTAGCGCTTTATTGGCGAGCACATAAGAGTCTATATTTTTACCAAAATCTTCTGTAACTTTTGTAAGAGCATTTCCAAGCTCGCCCGCCACTTCTCCAGCGTACGCTATTGCGCTTGCCATTCCACCAGGACCTGATCCGAACATGGCTCCAAGGCTAGCGCCCTCCATTCCAAGATTTGACACCGCGGTTTTAACTGCATCAAATTCGGGTCCGACAGTAGAAATAGTCTTTTTAACAGACTCCCAAGCGTTTGCGACTTCTACTCCAGCGCTGCCAACCTGATGGCCGGCATCGGCCAATAATCCCATTGCTCCAGAAAGGGCACCAAAGACACCCATTCCAATATTTTGGACTGCGCTGAATGTTCCGGTTATTACGCTTCCAATTTGTTTAAACGTGTTAGTGAATGTAGCGCTTAAATCTCCAAGAGAAATACTAGCAAGCGCTCCTGCAAGAAGGTTACCCTTTTTTGCTGCAGCTCCGAGGCTACCGACCATGTCTCCAAGAGTAATTTTGTCAACTTCTCCTAAAATGTCTGACAAACTGTCAGCGTCTTCGACTCCTTCTTTGAATTTAGTCCAGAAGCCTTTCTGAGTATCCTTCAGTTTACCAGCTTCAGTAGTCGCACTTCTAAGAGCGTCTGCTAAATTAGTAGAAGAATCTGAACCAGAGCTGGCAGCTTGCTGGGCGCGACTAAGTGCATCTGCTAAATTATT